AGCTGGACTCATGAATGCACCCATAATTGCATTCTTTAAACACATTAAACCATTGGATGCAGATATTAATCCATCTACAGTTTTATTTACTGGATTTAAAAATCCAGTTTTTGCTCTATCAAATAATAGACCCATATAATTATTTACTGTATAAAACAAAAAACCCCGCATTAAGCGGGGTTTTTATTGAGTAAATCAAGATTAAAATTCTACTGCAAATCTACGTCTTTCGTTTGGTCCACGATTATCAAATGTAGGAGCACCAGTAGCGGATGTTTGTACTGTAGTACCAGCACCAGTTACAACAGTAAACAATACTGTGCTATGATCATCTAAATAAAGTGCAAAAGTAGAACCATTATATGCGGGACTAACTTTAATTGTTAATCCAGATGAAGGAGAATTTACAGATAATGTTGCGGTTGCAGTGCCAGCACCAGCAATTGCATTATATAATACTCCATCAATAACTTTACCATTATAAGTAGCACCAACAGTTAATAATGCCACAGAACCATCAGCAGCAGTTAAGCTAGGCCCAATCATTGGAGGTACATCAGCATTTACGTTATATACAAAGCTATCAAATGTCATATTATTATTTAGCTTATATTAGCAAACTTTTTATAGTAAAATGTGATAAATACTCATATGAATTTCGATGAATTATACGACTACATGATGCTTTTAGAATCTAAATGTACTAAAGTTACAAAGAAAGCACATTCTACTAGAAAAGGAAAAAAGTGGACTAAGTGTGCTCGTCAATCAGATGGCAGTATTAAACGTATACATTGGGGTCAAGCAGGTGTAAGAGTGGGAAGTGGAAATTCTAAACGTGCTAAAAGTTTCAAAGCGAGACATCACTGCTCGAAAGCAAAAGCTGGTTCGAGTCGAGCACAAGCATGTCATGACTGGAGTTAAACTTCAATATCAAACGTACTATTTTTGTAAATTTTGATCTGATCTGATCTAAAATGTCGTATGTCTCCACCTTTAACGAGACATACGGCCCATACATCATTTTCAAATGTACCGCTATTAGTTACATATATAGCATAACCATCTCCTAATGGAGTTACCACAGGAATTGGATTTTTAAATTCTAGCATAATAGTATTTAATAATCTATTCTTTCTATTAGTGTTAATACACATCCTGAATCAAAATTATGTCTAGTCATAGCAGTCCTTCTTTTGATTTTAAACACGCCTATCTTATTTAAATTGGTAAAAACACTACCTTCCATTTTTAGTTCATCTACAAAACTAGTATAATTATTAACGAATTCTTTTATATCTCCATTTGGATATAATACATTGTATCTGAGTTTATAATGACCATGTTCTCTCAATTTTTTAATAGCAGCTTTTTGATTATTAGTTAATCCGTATTTTTTGTAAAATTCTTTTAATCTTTCTGAATTTTCTTTACATTTTTGTAAATGTCTTTTTTTAAATTCTTCATCATTTTTATGTCTTTCTTTAAGAGTTAAACTTCTTTTTTTTGCTCCTAATATCTGTAATTCAGATAATCCATTTTTGTATTGGTCTTTCTTTCCAATAGAAATTCTTTTAGAAACTTCTTTTCTGTAATTTTCATCACAATAATATAACAAATAACCACCAGTTCCTCCAATATGAATATTATAACAATTCTTTCCGTATTTGTATTTTAATCTTCTTATTAAGTTTCTTTCTAATTTATCTAATTTTTGTTTTGAATTTATTTTTAATTTTAACCATCTCCTAGTAAAGTTTTCTTTTCCATATTTCTTTACAGCTTTAAGAAAAATAGTGGGACCAGATCCTATATAATCATCGGTTCTATATCCTATGTGTTGTCCACCATAAACTTTTCCGTTTATATTATTAACAGTTATGTATAGTAAAAATTCTTTATTCATTAATATTATTTATCATTCGACAACTGGAAATCAAAGAGTATGTTTTATTTTAATTTAAACAAAAAAGAACCACAGATTTCTCTGTGGTTCTTTGTAAGTGCTTTATTTTTAAATATTTAAATTTAAAAATATACGCTAGTATTCCCGGGAGTAAATGCCTGACCAAGATTCTTGAGAATGATTGTATGGTAATACAATGCAGCACCAAAGATATTGTCAACTACTCCGTAACGGGTTAATAGCCCAACGCGAGGAGCGAAATCATTTGGTCCAATTGTTCTCTGAATCATAACTGGAATGTATGGGCAATAGATGATACCAGAGTCATAAAACTCAGTACCTTTATAGCCTAACAAGGCATATTCAACACCAACGGTTTGGCCTGTGTAACCTGTGTTACCATAAACATTGCTGTTCTGAACTTCAGTACGAGTGTCACGGTAAACTTGGAAACGACCACCTAGAGAACCAACTTTAGCAACTCCAGTTGACTGGGTGCTGACATTGCCTTGAACTGTTACCCATTGGAATTCGGGTAGCATTTCAAAGATTGCACAAACGCGAGGAGTTGCAACAATGAAGTTTGCAGGTCCACGACGATTGCGAATTGCAATGCGGTTTGCTTCGATAATAACTCTCTGGTAGAAGTCACGATTACGTTCAACCAACCAACGACCATCTGCTGATTGAGGGGACCAAATAGAATATCCTTTTCCATAACCACCATTTAAGGAAGTCTGGATCATGCGGATAATCATTTCACGGTCGATTTCAGCTTGGATCTCATATGCCATAGCATTTGTGATCTCAGCATCAATGTCGATACCGTTCATATTCTTTAAGTCCTGCTCTAGTTCTACTGACCATTTAGCACCAAGTCTACGAGTACCAGCTTCAACTGCGGTCTTCTCGAAGGATACTTCTACTGTAGGAATGTTGGAGTTGATTTCGAAATTCTTTAGAATTTCAGCAACACCTTGGTCCTGATCAGCAATGTTCCATTCAGAATTACCTGATAGAGCACCATTAGAAGCCTTAACTCCAGTATAACGGGAATCTAGATACTGCCATCCTAGTTCATTATCACCACCGGGTGATTTGTTGAATGGAGCACCAGCAGATCCGTAATAAGATACTGTTGTATTAGTGTGAATACCAGGTGCAGGAACGAATGCTCCACCTTGAACGTATCCAGTAACTGGACCTTGTCCAACACCATTAGAATAAGAACTGTAAACTGGTGTTACAGTTGAATTGTTAAGTGTTTGAGATGAAGATGCATCTTGAGTATTTCCACCAAGAGTTTGATTGCTGTACTTATAGCGAAGTGCGAATGCTAGACCAACAGGTCCAGACATAGGCTGAACACCAACGATTTCGTTAGTGATCAATTCGGGGAAAGTACGACGAATCATTGGGATAAGGATTTTTGGTAAACGAGAATCGCCACCAGCGTAGAAGTCGGAGTTTGGTCCAACTTGTCCACCGTATGCGCCATTTTCGCCACCAGCACCTTGACCGAATATACTTCCAGCTCCACCAGCTACGTTTGCTTCACGTAAGCAATATTGTTCTTGGTTCTCAAGCAACATTGCAGTGTTCAAACGAGTGTGTTCGTCTTCGATTGCAGCTACGTTCTTACTGGTATAATCTAGCACTGGTTGCCATTTTTCCAATAGGACTTTTGCGCGATCTTGATCAATATATGATTGTGCGGGTTTGATTTGTTTCATATGTGTTTTTGTTTTCTTTCTTTTTATTCGACCTCAAGCATGTTAGTTGAACATGCAGGAATTCAAGTATGTTATACTTCTACCAAATTTGAGAGTAAACATATTAGTATTTACTCATTTCGTTCAAATAATTATGAACGTGTGCAAAATTATTTTCAGAATGTGAAATTTCTTCTTGTGTATCTTCTTCAATTACAACACGATCTGATTTGACTTTACGAGATTCAAAAGCTTCTTCCTTCAAAGTAGCTAGTCTTTCTTCTTCTTTTTTATCAAATAGTGATAATGTGTAATCGATATTTTCTACAATAAATTTTGGAGTCTTGCCTTCGAAGACACGAAGAGCATATTCTTTCTTCTTAGGATTCAAATGTGCAGTCTTTTGTTCTAGAACTAATGCTGCTTTTGTTTTCTCGAAAGATTCACGAAGAGTTTTAGCTTCTTCTTGTGCAACTTTTAGTGCTGATTTAGATTCTTCAATTTGTGTCTTGCCATCAATCAATGCACCTTTTAGTGATTCGTTCATTAGAGCAGAATTAACTGCCAATGATTCACGAAGATTATTAAGAATGATTCTTGCTTTTTGATTCTTAACTGCTTCATTGATAGACTTTTGAGGAATTTTAGATTCAATAAAGATATCAATATAATCGGAAATCTTGTCAACTAAATCTGATTTGAATTGAGAAGCTTGTTCCTTGATGATAGATTGATAATGATTTACAACCATTTGTAACTTAGCAGCATTATTTGTATCAACAGCTTCTACAACACGTTGTAATTTCTTGGAGTGGTCAGCATCAATAGCTTCTAAAAGCTGTTCTGCTTTTGCAGTGTATTCCAAGTCTTGTTCCATTAATGCCTTTTCAACATGGATCTTAACACGCTCATTTACTGCACCATCAAATGCTTCTTGAATTTGTGTTAGGGTTTCGTCTGTTAAGATTCCCTGTGTTGCTTCCTTTAAAAGTTTAGAAATTTCCATAATATTAGTTATCTTTTTTATTTATTATTTTTCAGCCTTTGAACCCTTTTCCTTGATTTTTTTTAAGAAAGCAGGCATTTTACCTTTCTTTTTTGATTTCTTTTTTTCTTCCTTTTCACCAAAAGGTTTTAATTTAGAAGCTTTCTTAATTTTTTCTTTTACCTTTTCTTGTACCAAGACTTCAAGATATTTATGTGCTTTACTATAATTATCAACAATCATAGTATCGATAAACTTTACGATATTTTCTTTAATTATATCCATAATTGTATTTAGTTAAATTTGAT